CGCTCCCCGACTGCGCTCCCCGTAGGCAGTAAAAAACTATCATCAAAAAAATTTTTGGAAAAATAAAAAACCCCGCGATGTTCTGCGGGGTTCAGGGGAAAATCTTAGGTGGTGGTGTCTTCTTTGTGATTCTCTGTTATCTCGTGCCAATTTACTTCCGAGATAAAAGCCATCGCGTAATCTAACGCAACACCTTCCGATTGTTCTTCTATGACCGACTGCACATAGTCGCGGCATTCGTCCGGAGTGGTGTAATACTCTGCCGCGCCGTCATCAAAAAATTCCAAGTTAACGCGCCAAGTAGCGTAATTTGTCCAGCCGTTGTAATTGCTCATAGTATTCCCCTTATTTGTCGAATTGTGGATTCCAAAGATTCTTTGGGTCGTAGATTGCATACCCGCGAATGCGGGATTGTTTCTCGCGGGCATTGCGCTCCCGATATTTCGGTGGATAACCAAAACACTTTTCGTATGACAGGTGAAACAGAGATGCATCGCAGTCTTCCTCGAGATACGCATATGTTCCGCGCATATAGGAATAGTGCGATATTGTTTCCGATATACATAAATCGGTTAGCATAGTCTTGGGCACTTTCACCCAGCCGTGCCCGGGGTCCGAAATAAAATCAAATACTTTCTTCATGTTATTCCCCTTCCACTGTGACGGGCATTGCGGCCCGCATGGTTTCAATCCATATGTTTAGGTCCTGCGCGGCCTGATCATATTGCCCGCGTTTATATTTTTTGCCGGTGTACTCTCCAGCGATCCCTAACAGTACGGTAGGCGTTGCGTTGCGGGTCATGCGCATCTTAGTTCTAGCGTAGGTTTCGATTGCTACCTTCACTGTGATTGCCCGGTACATTGAGACGGCATCAGTACCTGAGTACATTACTCCGCTGGGCCATACGCGAATTTCTGAGTTCATATTAGTTCCCCTTTAAAACATTGATGTGACGATTCATCCTTGAAGCCACAAAGATGTCCCACAGACTATTACCTACCCACACGCAATACCAAAAACCATATCGGCGCAGGTCGTCTTTTAAATCCCATATGTTCATAGTTCTCATTTCAATTCCCCTTGAAAACACCCAGCACTATTGCTTGGTGTACTACATTAGAACACATTGTAGTCTACTAGTTCAACACATTTATTTCTATCAATAATCGGCATCTGATAGGGATTCCCTAACCCCAAACCCCACTACTACCCCACCCCCCAAATTGACATTGGGTCCCATATACCTATCCCATTTACTGTGTTTTGCACGTTATATAACCGTCGTACAACAATGACCCCCCACCCCCTATCAAAGTTAGCCAACACTAACTTAGTTCTCATTATGGAAAACACCCCCCTTGTCTTTTTGGATCCATCTATGCCGGGGGGTATATAATTTTTTCGTGGGGGCGCCTCTTTGACGATTAGAGGTTTTACAAGTCCCCCACACCTCTTGACGTACAAAGAAATACGTTGTAAGTTCCGGGACATTGGAGTGCCCACAAACCGGACTGCAAACGATGCCGATCACAGTTGTACCCACAACACACAACTACCCATTGATCCACGAGATTCAAGGGACACCTGCCGATATCGCTCAAAGAGCGCAAGCATTCTTTAATTCCGCGGACTTCCTTAATCAAGCCGGTGCCAGCATCGAGGTTGACGAGGCTGATCGCAAAGAAGCAAGAGAAATCTTTAATGACGGCGGGATGACCGCTCTAGTGCCGACCACCTCGGCGGCAGCGATTCACTTAAAAGCCTTAGTTACCGAGTACGACCACAAAGTCTTGGAGTCCAATATCCAAGCCAGAAACTACATCGTTAACCGACTCTTAGATATATCTAACCCAAACCCAAAAACCATCACACTTCCCACGGGTGAACCGGCGCTTGCCCCGCCAGCCAAGCCTTCTGAGCAACTAAAAGCGCTGGAATTACTTGGAAAAGTCTCAGAAATCGGGCTATTTACGGAACGCCTAGAAGTCAATATCAACAATAAGTCCACCGAGGAGTTAGAAGCCGAGTTGGTGGCTACCCTTTCTAAGTACATGGGGCACGCAATACCCGTGACGGATGGCAAGGACCCCTTGCTGGGGGTTGATTTGGATGAAGAACTGGGCCGGGTATGAGCGCGAAGCGCACACTTTCAGACTTTACTCCCGAAGAACTAGAACTAGCGATCAAAAATGCCCCACCAAGCGCTAAGTTACATATCGCCTCCCTCAAAAATGAGTTGGCTGCTCGGGCAAAGCGGTCTTTTGTGGGAACTAACTTCATGGAGTTTGTCAAAGAAGTCTGGCCTGCCTTCATTTCTGGGCGGCACCACGCCAAAATGGCTGCGGCCTTTGAAGAAGTTGCCCGCGGCGAGTGTAAAAGGCTGATCATCAACATGCCTCCTCGCCATACCAAGTCAGAATTCGCCTCCTACCTGCTCCCGGCTTGGTTTCTAGGCAAGTACCCCCACAAAAAAGTCATTCAGACCAGCCACACTGCCGAGTTGGCGGTGGGTTTCGGGCGAAAAGTGAGGAACTTAGTTGACCAAGAAAACTATAGAAGCGTATTTCAAGGAGTTGAGTTACAGGCAGACTCTAAGGCTGCTGGCAGGTGGGCGACTAACAAGGGTGGAGAGTATTTCGCTATCGGTGTTGGGGGTGCTGTTACTGGTAAGGGCGCGGATCTCCTCATTATTGACGACCCTCACTCGGAACAAGAAGCCGCCCTCGCAGAAATAAACCCCGAGATCTACGATAAGACCTACGAGTGGTACACATCAGGCCCACGGCAGCGTCTACAGCCGGGTGGGAGCATAGTTATCGTTATGACCCGGTGGTCTAAGAAGGACCTGACCGGGCAGGTGCTCAAAGCCGCAGCCCAGCGCGACAGCGACGAGTGGAAAGTCATTGAATTTCCAGCACTTTTTGAAGATTACGACCCGCCCAAGCCCTTGTGGCCTGAGTTTTGGGATATCAAAGAACTCCAAGCCCTTAAAAAGGAATTGCCCCACGGCAAGTGGATGGCGCAGTACCAGCAGAACCCGACTTCCGAATCTTCGGCGATTGTGAAGCGGGAGTGGTGGCAGATCTGGGAGGACGACGATGCGCCCAGTTGTGAATTTACCCTGATGGCGTGGGATACGGCGTTTGAGAAAAGTAATCGAGCCGACTACAGCGCCCTAACCCACTGGGGGGTCTTCTACCAGCCAGATGATACGGGTGTTTTGCAAGCAAACATCATACTTTTAAACGCTTTTCGGGAGCGCATGGAGTTCCCGAAACTAAAACAAACGGCGATTGATCAATATAAAGAGTGGGAGCCAGACAGCGTAATTATTGAGAAGAAGGCTTCTGGTGCACCCCTGATATACGAGATGCGGGCGATGGGCATACCGGTGCAGGAGTTCACTCCAAGTAAAGGTAATGACAAGATCAGTCGCTTGAACGCTGTGTCAGACCTGTTTGCCTCTGGTAGAGTGTGGGCACCGAACACCCACTGGGCGGAAGAAGTGATCGAAGAGGTTGCATCTTTCCCTGCCGGGGAGCATGATGACTATGTTGACTCTGTATCTCTTGCGTTGATGAGATTCCGCAAGGGTGGGTATATTCGTACCCTATTAGACGAAGAAGATGAATTACCTTCATTCCGGCGCAAGTTTGAAGGTTACTACTAAGGACAGAATATGGCAATTGACAAAGCACTAGGGCAAGCCCCGATGGGGTTGGATGAAAATTTACTGCTCGGGCAAGAAATGGAGCCTGATATTGAAATTGAGATAGAAGATCCCGAACGGGTAAGTATTGAGGCAGGTGGTGTAAAGATTGAGATTGAACCAGATGAAAACGGTGATGACTTTAACGCCAACCTCGCTGAAGAGATGGACGAGGACGAGTTAACTCAGTTATGTAACGACCTGATTGGCGAGTTTGAAGAAGATACATCGAGTCGCAAAGACTGGATGCAGACCTACGTAGACGGCCTAGAGTTGCTTGGCATGAAGATTGAAGACCGGACAGAACCTTGGCCCGGGGCTTGCGGTGTACATCATCCGCTATTAAGTGAGGCCCTCGTTAAGTTCCAAGCCGAGACAATCATGGAGACCTTCCCAGCCAAAGGTCCTGTTAAGACTCAGATCATAGGCAAGGAAACCCCAGAGAAAAAAGAAGCCGCCATTCGCGTTCAAGATGATATGAACTTCCAACTAACCGATGTGATGGTCGAGTATCGGCCTGAGCACGAGCGGATGTTGTGGGGCTTGGGTCTGGCTGGTAATGCGTTTAAGAAGGTCTATTACGACCCCCATCTTGAGCGTCAGGTATCACTCTTTGTCCCTGCTGAAGACGTTGTTGTTCCTTACGGCGCCTCTAATTTAGAGAATGCGGAGCGTGTTACGCACGTAATGCGTAAGACAGAAAACGAACTGCGCAGGTTACAGGTAGCAGGCTTTTATTGTGATGTAGAACTTGGTGATCCGGTTGAAGCATTCGATGAGGTTGAGAAGAAAATCGCTGAGAAGATGGGCTTCCGTGCCTCATCTGACGACAGGTACAAGATTCTTGAGATGCACGTTGACCTCGATCTTCCCGGCTACGAGGATAAAGACGAAGATGGGGAGCCAACGGGCATTGCTCTGCCTTACGTTGTTACTATTGAAAAAGGTACACAAACAGTCCTAGCAATCCGACGGAATTGGAACCCAGATGATGATACTAAGCAAAAACGCAATCATTTTGTCCATTATTCATACATCCCGGGATTTGGCTTCTACGCTTTTGGTCTTATTCATCTCATTGGCGCTTTTGCTAAGTCTGGCACTTCTATTATTCGCCAACTTGTTGACGCAGGTACTCTCTCGAATCTCCCCGGAGGATTCAAAACAAAAGGTTTGCGGGTTAAGGGAGATGACACGCCGATTTCTCCGGCAGAATTCCGAGATGTAGACGTAGCCTCTGGCACGATTAAAGACAATATCATGACGCTTCCATACAAGGAGCCGTCTCAGGTATTATATTCCTTGCTGGGCACCATCGTTGAAGAAGGTCGTAGGTTCGCTAGTGCAGCGGATCTGAAGGTATCCGACATGAGTGCCCAGTCTCCTGTTGGTACGACGCTGGCAATTCTAGAGCGGACGTTAAAAGTGATGAGCGCTGTCCAAGCGCGGATTCACTACAGCATGAAGCAGGAGTTCAAACTCCTTAAGACCATAATCCGCGACTACACTCCGGAGGATTATTCGTATGAGCCGGTAGAAGGCCCACCACGGGCTAAGAAGTCGGACTACGATCAGGTCTACGTTATTCCTGTAAGTGACCCCAATGCGGCGACCATGTCGCAGAAGGTTGTCCAATACCAAGCAGTTATGCAGTTGGCCCAACAGGCCCCTCAGTTATATGACTTGCCGTATTTACACCGGCAGATGCTTGACGTGCTAGGCATTAAAAACGCTGATAAGTTAGTGCCGACAAAAGATGACGAGAAGCCACGCGATCCTGTCTCTGAGAACATGGATGTGTTGACTGGTAAACCGGTAAAAGCGTTTATTTACCAAGATCATCAAGCCCATATCACTGTCCATATGGCTGCTATCCAAGATCCGAAGATTGCTCAAATGATTGGACAGTCACCAATGGCGCAACAGATGATGGGTGCGATGGCTGCGCACATTCAAGAACACGTAGCCTTTGAGTACCGCCGTCAATTGGAAGAACAACTTGGTGTGCCCTACCCGGCGCCAGACCAAGACATGCCGGAAGATATGGAAGTACAGATTTCTCGTTTGGCGGCAGCAGGAGCACAAAAACTTCTCGCTCGCAATCAAGCCGAGGCAGCACAGCAACAGGCACAACAGGTCGCACAGGATCCGATTGTGCAGATGCAACAAGCAGAGTTGGCCCTCAAACAGGCCGAACTGCAACGTAAGTCCACTAAAGATCAGTTGGATGCCGCCGCAAAGGCAGACCAACTTGAGATCGAAAAGCAACGGATTGAGGCACAGAAAGAGATTGCAGGAATGCAAGTTGGTGCTAAAACCGCAAAAGATAAAGCCGACCTTAACGCTAAGATGGAGTTAGAAGGTATGAGACTCGGCTCACAAATCGCTCAACAAAGGGCGCAAGGTTCCAAACCACCAGAGAAAGGCAGTAAATGAGTAATGACATACTTAAGTATCTTTCAGACAAGATACGAGAGGAAATGAAAGTAATAGAGCAGGACACGGTTTTAGGTAATGCAAAAGATTTTGGAGCCTACCAATACGGCTGCGGGATCTATCGCGGACTCCTAATCGCAAACAATATTCTTATAGAAACAGCAGAAAGGATGGAAAAAGACGATGACTGAACTTGCCATCGCTACAGAAGACGGTGAAGTAAGTGTTCTGCCAGATTCAGACGACCGAAAAGCCAAGCAGTTACCGGACCCTTCTGGGTACCGCATTTTGTGTGGAATTCCCAACATCGAAGAGCAGTACGAAAGCGGAATTATTAAGTCTGACATGACCCTTCAGCACGAAGAACTACTTACAACGGTTCTTTTTGTCGTAAAGATGGGGCCAGACTGCTATAAGGATGCCGCAAGGTTCCCAAGTGGTCCTTGGTGTAGGGAAGGGGATTTTATTCTCGTGCGCCCCCACGCAGGTACGCGACTTAAGATTCATGGTCGTGAATTCCGCATCATCAACGATGATTCTGTCGAGGGAGTAGTTGAAGACCCCCGTGGAATCAGCCGCAAATAGGAGTAAAACATGCCGTTACCCAAAGAAGCAGAAGGAAAACCTGATTTTGAGTTTGAAATAGAGGGAGATGAAAAAGAAGTTGCTGCGCCGCAACAAGAAACTAAAGAGGCTAAGGGTAAACCCGAAGTTGATTTAGAAATTGAAGACGATACGCCGGAGGAAGATCGAGGCAGGACGCCCCTTCCAAGGGAGATCGTCGAAGAATTAGAGGCAGACGAGTTAGAAGAGTATTCCGACAAGGTAAAGACTCGCCTGAAACAGATGAAAAAGGTTTGGCACGATGAGCGCCGAGCCAAAGAAGCCGCTTTCCGCGAGCAGCAAGAGGCTCTTACCCTTGCGCAGCAAGCGATTGAAGAGAATAAACGCCTGAAATCTAGGCTGTCTGAGGGGGAGAAATCCTTCCTTGACACAGCCAAAGGGGCGGCAGAACTTGAGATGGAGATGGCTAAACGTGCCTACAAAGAGGCATATGAGGCCGGAGATTCCGACAAGGTGGTAGAGGCGCAAGCCAAACTATCGGAAGTAAATTTTAAACTTCAGCGCATAAAAGACTACAAACCCTCTTTACAAGCGCCTGAAATTGAAGTAAATAGTAACCAGCAGCAACAGGTACAAGTGCCTCGTCCCGACCAAAAGACGCTTGCGTGGCAAGAGCGCAATACGTGGTTTGGTGTAGACGAGGAAATGACAAGCCTTGCACTTGGCTTGCATCAGAAATTAGAGAAACAGTACGGCAAAGGCTTTGTAGGTACTGACGAATATTGGGACCGTGTAGACACAACTATACGGAAACGCTTCCCCGAAAATTTCGAGGAAGAAGAGATTAAAACGACTAACGGGGGCGGCAAGCCCGTTACGCGCACCGAAAAACCTGCCACAGTGGTTGCTCCGGCATCGCGTAGCACATCCTCCAAAAAGATAGTGCTAAAACAGTCGCAACTAAACATTGCGAAAAGATTAGGTTTAACCCCCGAGCAGTATGCCCGGGAATTTGCGAAAACTATGGAGAACTAACATGGCAGAAAACAGACTTGCACGCGAACTTGAAAATCGATCCAACGTAGAACGTCCACAGGCTTGGATGCCCGCTTCAGCATTACCGGAGCCGGATAAACAGCCGGGGTATTCATACCGCTGGATTCGAGTTGCCTCACAAGGGCAGGCCGACGCTAAGAACGTATCTTCTAAGATGCGTGAAGGCTGGGAGCCTGTTCGGATTGAAGAGCAGCCTAAGTTCCAGATGTTAACGGATCCCAATAGTCGCTTTAAGGACAATATTGAGGTTGCCGGATTGTTACTCTGCAAGATCCCTACTGAATTTATGGAGCA